TGAATACTAAAGTTAGGGCAATTTTCAAGTACTTTATTTTTAAAAGAGTACATGTAAGAGGTTTTATAATCGCTCATACCTGTAATAAATTGATCAAAGCCTGACCAAAGTTGCTTATAAGGAACGAAGAAGAATTCATATACACCACGCATAGATACGAAAGCGGCTGAATTCATAGGTAGTGTGCGCATAAAATCACTAGCGTTAATTTCGATGTGATCATGTGGCATGAGGTCTAGAGATAACACCGGGAGGAGAGCACCAGCAGGGGCGGTAAATAGGTGACGTTGTGAGAGGTCGAAAGCGTTGCGAGGTCTATTCGCTTTGCTTGGTCTAATTAAAGGGACTTTTGAAAGTGACATAATTAATTGATTTTTAAATTATTATACATTTATGTTATAGAATTAATCCATAACACGTTCATTATTTATAGTTGTATTATTTAGTTTTTTAGACTTATTACGTCTATCTAGTCTGTTTTTCTGTTCTTCCATATATTGTTCAAATACTTTTGTATTTCTTGCGGAATATTCTTCACCATATTTTTTGTGGTCGAAACTTCCAAACTCATTGTAAGGGGTTACCCAATACTGAAAAGAGGTATTAAAGATGTAATTTATATAAGGTCTTAAACGTTCTTCTCTTGCATTTTCTGTATCGAAAGAGAGATTAACACCATGGGGTGTATATTTTTTTACCTTTGGTATAGCGTGTTTAAGCACTGGGAATACTTCTAACTCTGCGGGATAATATCCGACTTCATCTATTAAATTATTAAACTTATTATAGAACTCACGTAGCCTATCTTGTTCATATAGATATAGATAGCGGTCAAACACAATAAGATAAGCACGAGTAAAACCACCGAGGTAACTATATCGAATAGGGTTAAGTTCTTGAGATAGTTTATAAACATTTTTGCTACTATACCAATTCTGGTCTTTATCCATTTCAAGTCGATGATACTCCTCACTTTTGTAAGTAGCGCACCAATTACGGAAATAATCTGCACGATTTTTTCGAAGATAACGAGAGAGATTAACTCTATCAAAGCTAATATTATTTTTAATAGCATAATTTATAAGTTTTACGTTTATATATTCTTTCCATTCTCTGATATATTTAGTATAGAAGTTATAAGTGTTATATTTTGTATCAGGAGATAACTCGTTAAATCTGTAACACTTGCGGAACACGGAATATAGTGAATCTTTGGATATTCGAAGATTAGCCTTTGTTTCCACTCCATTCTTTGTAAATATTGTTCGATTTTGTCTAATAATTCCTTGGTCGATAAGTGTGAATGTTTCTTCTCTGCTAGCTTTGAATTCACCGATAACAGGGTTTTTAGATTGAAGATGGAACGGCTTTGAACAGCGTTCTTGTAGCATTTTCGGTAAACCCATATTGCCTGACACATATTCTGCAACATATCTTGCTGTATTTGGGTTGCAGTATTTAATGTGTTTCTTGGTACGCCAAGTATCCGCAAATGGCGTAAACGTATATTCGTTAAATGTACCGGGTTCTTTTTCGAAAAGACCCCACGATTCAACGATGAGATCTTTAATCTGAGAGCCGAGTTCTGCGGAATCGAAGAAGATGATACCATGGTAATGTGGACGTTTGGTCTCTGGTCCATACTCCGAGGAGATGTAGTAGCGAATTTTTTTGTCATTGTCTGAAAGATTTAATTTGTCAATTTTTTTTCGTAAACGTTTGAGAAAGTTCTGTATGTCCTTTTTGCATACAACAGCGAATTGAACATCTTTTTTTGATTTCTGTTCGTTTTTCTCTATTTCAGGAATTGTAGTATCATCATTATATCGATACTTGTGATCTAATCCTTTAGAATTATAGGGGGTAGAATCGTACATATTTGCAGTTCTACCTATGTGTTTAAATTGTGTTTTGCCGTGTTTATCCTTGAACATTTCCATACGTGGGATAAACTCATTATTGTATGTTAGTGTAAAAAATACACTATATATATGTTGTTCGATTTCTTTACGTACTCTTTGAGATTGGAAACTAGCCTTTACATTCATGCAGTACTCGCATTTTTTGCAAGGAACTGATTCATAAGCATTAGTATACTTGTTGAATATTATACTAGGATGAAGACAACCGAATAAATTTTCGGTTAATTGAAATTCTTGATCTGAAAAAGATTGTTTATCGGTTAAATTATTCAGCATAGAGTAAATGGCATTTATCTGTTAGTTTTACTTCAAAGTGCTCAGGATGATTAGAACATATAAAATTGGTAAAATGTCCTGAGCCACTAAAATTAACCACACACCAAGAGCAATCGCCACAAGTGAGAGTATAATTACATATTTCATTGAAATTTTCGGCTATATCAAAGTTCATGCCACAAATATAGGTTTTTTGTCCTGAACTGCAATATAATTAGTATTATGATAAATAGGTGTTATATAAAACAATATTGTGCTTTAATCTCTTCTCCTATCCATTTTTAAAGGTTATTCTTTGGTAAGCAATAGTTATTCTCTTTTCTTACTAAAGTTGTTATCTATTTTGATAAAATATGTAACTACGAAAGTTATAATGCAAGTTATCAAAACAAAGATGAAGAAGTTTTGATATCCAAGTATAGATTGTAACCGGCCTGAAACCATTCCAGGTAACATCATAGATGCTGCCATAAATCCTGTACAAATGGCATAATGACTTGTTTGGAACTGTCCTCTACAGAAATACAACATATATAATGTGTAGGCAGTAAAACCAAAACCATAACCAAATTGTTCAATAAAAATAGATGTATTGATTAGCCACAAGGCATCTACTTGATAATAACTTAGATAGATATATACGGCATCTGGAACTGTAATAGCAATGACCATAGGCCATAACCACTTCTTAAGTCCGTCTTTGCTCACTAAATATCCGCCTATAATTCCACCGCCAAGTAAACCTATAACACCCACAGTTCCATATACTAAGCTAAATTCTTGAGGGGATAATCCTAAACCTCCAGCATGCTTAAAGTCTCTAAGAAATAGGATAGAAACCTTAGATAACAATGCTTCTGGGAATCTATATAACAGCAAGAATAATATAGTTGTGACAATATAAGGTTTTTTAAAGAAGCTAGAGATGGTCTCTATTAAGTCTTTCCCTATCCTTTTAATATCTTTTTGGTTGATATTTTTATCCTTCTTTGGCGTAGGAAGTCGTTTAATGTGATAGAGATAAACCGCTATAAATAAAGCAGATACGATGTAAAAGATAATACTCCACGAGAAACGGATTTGCCATCTGAATAGAACTTGCAGTGAACCTGCAAGGAATACGAGAAATCCTTTACCAAAGATAGATGCTATTTTGTAGAAAGTATTGCGTATTCCGTTGAATAAGGCTTGATCGTGTTCGCTCAAGCCAAGCATATAAAAGCCATCTGCAGCAATGTCATGAGTGGCACTTGAGAAAGCGATTATCCAAAATAAGCATATCGTTGATTGCAACCAAAAGGTGGTTGGAATACTAAAAGCCATAGCTGCAAATGATGCACCAAGTAATAGTTCCATTGCAATAATCCACCATCTTTTTGTTTTAAGCAGTTCAACAAAAGGACTCCAGAATGGTTTTAACACCCAAGGAAGATAGAACCAACTAGTGTAAAAGGTGATTAGTTCATTGCTAAGTCCCAACTGTTGGTACATTAATACAGAAATTTCTGCAACTAAAATATTAGGAAGTCCCTCAGAGAAATATAGAGTTGGTACCCATTTCCAAGGACTTTTCTGATTCAATTGATTGTGGTGTATAGTATGTTGTTTCACTTTTATTGTAAGGTTTCAAATCATTTAGTATATATTTTCTTGATCTCTACATTCTTATAGTAATGTAGTAAGATTTCTTTATAATCAAATCCTTGCTCGCCCATCACTGCAGCTCCAATCTGACATAATCCTACTCCATGTCCCCACCCTGCTCCTTTAAGTGTGAAAGAAGTTGGTATATTGTTCGAATCTACTGACTTTTCAATGATGAATGCAGAGCTGTATAGATGAGAACTACTAAGAGTTCTACGAATCTCAAGCTCTTTTCCAATAATTATCTCTTTCTCAGAGCCAACGATTTTTAATCTATATATGCGTCCACTTTTACCTCTTTCTAGGGCAATCATGTCTATAATGTCCCCTAAATCGGTATTTAGTTTCTTGCTAATGAGTTCTTTTAGCTCCTCTTGAGAGTAGCTAATTTCCCATCTATAGAAATCTTTTGTTTCTTGATCGTAATCTTTTAATACTTGAGATAGAATCTTTTTATCTGTTGTATTGCAGAAAGCATCAGGCGAATCAACTATCCATTGATGTGCGGTTGACTCAGAAGTTAAGTCTATTTCTGTACCCTCTTTGTCATCTTTCAGTGCAATAAGATAATCTTTAGGATTGTTGTCCCAGCAATATTGATATTCTTCTGTTGCGCCACCACAGCATTTACTAAATCTAGCATCGCATATTTCATTGTTTGAAAGCAATACTTCTCCAGTTGTTTCTTTAATAGCTTTAGCCGCATTAGGAGTGATTCCTTTTGATATTCCTTGATATCTTTGGCAGTGATCGTCGGCACAAACATCAAA